GCCGGCGATGCCAAGATTCAATTGATGGAAGCCCACCGCGTCGGCGACCCGCTCGAAGAGACCGTGGTCATCCCGGGCATCCACGACGGCATCATCTTCGGCCCGTATGGCGAGTACGTCGCCGTGAACGTCTACAAGTCGGACGGCGGCAATCGCCAGATTCTCGCCCAGTCGATGATGCACGTCGTCGACCACGAATACGCCAGCGGAGCCCGCGGCGTGCCCCTACTCCAGCACAGCATCAATAGCATTCAGGACGAGATGGAAATCCTCGCCCTCGAGAAACAGGGCGTGAAGGATAATGCTGACGTCACTCGCGTCATTACTAAGCAGGGCGGCGTCCTTGACCAGGACACGGCCTCGGAACTCGGCGCGCTGAACACGACCTCTTACACATCCATCGCCAACACGATGGGCGGCAAACTGCTTGTGCTCGACCAGGGCGAGGCGCTGACCTCCCACATGAGCAACCGCCCGAACCCGACCTTCACCGGGTTCCTTGCGGCGCTGGAGCGTGACATCTCGCAGGGCGTCCTGCCTTACGAGTTCGTCGGCGATTCCTCCAAGCTTGGCGGCGCGACCGTCCGCCTCATCACGGCCAAGGCTGGCCGCGTCTTCTCGAAGTACCAGACCATCATCATCGAGCAGTTCTGCGTCCCGACGTGGGGCTACATCATCGGACAGGGCATCGCCGCCGGCGAGATTCCTGACGACCCGGATTGGAATCGCGTATCTTGGACGACTCCGAAGAGCGTCACCGTCGATGCCGGACGCGAAGCCGCCAACGATCGTGCCGACGTCGAGATGGGCCTCCTGTCCATGTCCGAACTCTACGCCCAGCGTGGCCTCGATTTCCGCACCGAGATGCAGAAGCGGGCCGCCGACATGGCGCACATCAAGGACTTGGCGGCCGAGTACGGCATTCCTTTCGAGCTCCTTTTCCGTCCGACCAACACGCCTGTTGGCACGGTCGAGGCGGACATGGAATCCGAGTCGGAGTCCGAAACGGACATGGGCGAAGACGAGCCGCCCGAAGTCGAAGAACCCAAGCAGCTCGACGAACCCAATTCCTAAGACCATGCGTTTCCTCACCAACGGCCTCAGCGGCCGCGAGCCCCTCCTCATCGACCCGGCCAAGGCCAAGGACCACGCCGTCCTGGCTGAGAAGTTCGGCTTCACCGACATGCTCGCCCAGTTGTTCGGCGTGGCCCCGAAGCCCTACGTCGTCGACGGCATCGGCGTCATCCCTGTTGTCGGCGTGATCGGCAAGGGCCTTTCGCCCCTCGAGAAGATGATGGGCGCGGCGGACGTGAACGACATCGGTGACGCCATCGACGCGATGGCAGCCAATCCCGAGGTCGATAAAGTCGCCTTCCAGATTGCTTCCCCTGGCGGAACGGTGACGGGCGTCGAAGAGCTCGCCAACAAGGTGCGTTCGCTTTCCCTCGCCAAGCCTACGCTGGCCTACACGGACTCCGAGATGGCCTCCGCCGCTTACTGGATCGGTTCGGCTGCGGACCGCGTGGTCGCTTCCCCTTCCGCCACGGTCGGCTCCATCGGCGTCTACCTCGCCATCCCTGACTACTCCAAGGCCGCCGAGATGGCTGGCATCAAGATGGTCGTCATCAAGTCCGGCAAGTTCAAGGGCGCCGGCATCGAAGGCACGAGCCTCAACGCCGACCAGGTCGAGAACCTGCAGGCCAGCGTCGACGGCATCCATTCTGACTTCAAGGCCGCCGTGCTGATGAAGCGCAAGATGGTCAAGGCCGATGCCATGGAAGGCCAGACCTTCTCGGGCAAGCAGGCCGCCTCCCAGGGGCTGGTCACCGGGCTGGCTGACTCCTTCTCCGAAGCCCTGCGTTCGTTCTAAGGTTTCCAACTCCCGCAAACTCAAGATGACCATCGAAGAACAGCTCCTCGAAGCCTCGGCCGCCCTCTCGGGCATCACCGCCGAACGCGACGACCTCCGTGCCACTGTCGAGAAACTCACCGTCGGCGCCGCCGCGGAGCTCGAAGCCCTCAAGGTTTCCGCTTCCGAGAAGGACGCCAAGATCGCCGAACTCTCCGCCATCGTCGAAGCCGCCGCCAAGGAAGCCGAAGCGCTGAAGGCGTCCGCCCTCGAAGCCGAAGCCCTCAAGGTTTCCGCCTCCAAGGAAGCCGCCAAGATCGCGGCCTCCGTCGGCGTGGTCCCGGTGGCCCTCCCGCAGGGCGACAACGCCCCTGCCGAAGCGGTCAACCATTACGCCGCCTTCATGGCTCTCCCGGTCGGCTCCAAGGAACGCAACGCGTACTTCGAAGCCCATCGCTCGGCCATCATCAAGGCCGCCCTCTAATTTCCCTCAACCCTACCTAATCCAAAAACATGGCTAACTCCATCTCGGCCGCCCCGTCTGTCCTCAGCGCCGGCGTCCTCTCCACCCTGAAGAACAAGCTGCCCGTCCTCTCGGGTATCTCCACGGTCTTCTCCTCCCGCCCCGGCTCGACCGGCATGGCTATCCAGGTGCCCCTCATCGGCGTCTCGACCGCTACTGCCTTCTCCACCGGCGGCTACCTCACTCAGGACGACGCGACGATCACCTCGGCGACCGTCTCCCTGACCCAGTACAAGATTTCCAGCCGCTTCACCCCTTCGAACCTGAAGGACTACGGCGCTGACTTCTTCGTCAACAACTTCGTGCAGACGGCCTCCATCGGCCTCGCCCAGAAGGTCATGGACGTCATCAACGCTCAGGTCACGAACGCCAACTACAGCGTTTCGGCCACCTCCGGCGCTGACCTGTCCTACGCCGAACTCGTCGCCGTCCAGAAGACCCTCGACGACGCCAAGGCCCCGAGCCCCCGCTACGCCGTGCTGAACAGCACCTACGTCTCGGACCTCCGCAAGGACACCACGATCGTCGGCAACAACGTCCTCGGCGCGAACATCATCCGCGACGGCGACCTCGGCGTCATCGCCGGTGCCCGTGTCTACCAGTTCGCGAACCTCGCTACCAACAGCGAAAACCTCGCCGGCTGGGTCGCTGGTCCTGACGCGATCGCCTTCGCCGCCGCCCTCCCTGACTCCGCTGACATCCCGGGCTTCGAAGTCTCGAACGCCATCGACCAGGACACCGGCCTCGGCGTCCAGGTGCTCGTCGGCATGGAGCAGTCCGGCTACCTCAACGTCACCGCGACCCTCATGTTCGGTGCCGCTGTCGGTCGCGCCACCTCCCTCGTCCGCCTCAAGACCGCCTAATAGCGGCCTAGGGTACGACTTAAAGGGCTCCGCAAGGGGCCCTTTTTTTGTGCCTGTTCCCAAAGCGGGCAAGGTTATGAGTCTTTACTCGGAGTTTCTGGCCGACGCCAAGGAGATGGTGGCGGACTTCGGCGTGGCTGGTTCCTGCAATTCCGGGGCCATCACCTTCTCCTGCCTCATCTCCGACCCCGCCGTCCAGACCGTCCTCGAAGCAGGGGGGTATTGCGAGCGGACCCAGTACTCGGTCAGGCTCCCCGCCGTAACGGCCTCCTGGAGCCAGCCAGACGGGTCTATTGGGGCATCGGCGGCCCTACTCTCGGGCGGGTCTCCCATCGCCAGCCTTGCCCAGGGGAAGAAAATCGTGGCCGGCGGGAAGACCGTCCGCATCACGACCCAGACCTACAAGCCCGGGTCGGCGTGGATCACGCTCGTCGTCATCGACGATAACCAGTAACCTCCGTGGTCGAGGTCAACATTCCTCGGAAGTCCCTTTCCGAGTTTAATGCCACGCTGACCAAGGTGGCTACGCAGATTGGCATGGATGCTCAGAGCATGGTCGCAAAACAAGCCATGCTTATCTGCGCCGACATGGCTACCTTTACGCCAGGGATGCCAGAAGGCGGAGGGCAGGGATTGAGTAATGACGCAAAGAAGGCCGGCGAAGGCGCCGTAGCTGGAGACATCCGTAAAATATTTATTGCGGTAGGCGACCGTAACATCAGCACGCAGAAAGCTATCGTCTTTCAAAACTTGGCTCACGCGACTCAGACCAACAATCAGGCGCTCTTTGATAAGATTATCAAACGGTCACGCATCGAGACCTTGCGTATCTCGCCGATCATGACGAAAATCCTGAACGACCGGAACTACGACCGGGCGTTCCTGAAAGCCAAGAACTACCTCAACCGCGTCCCGATTAAGACAAACGAATACGGCTTTGAATATGCCAAAAACCTGCGGTCGCATCATAACCGCGTCAAAGCCAAGTTCGGAGGCCGCATCGGACGAGACCAACGTATCGGCGAACCGCGTCTTTTGGTAGAGTCTAAACAAGACCTTGATGCCTACATCATGGAACGGCAGGCCGCGGTCGGACGGACCAAGGCTGGCTGGCTTCGTGCGCTGAATATGATCCCGAAGCCATTACGAGCTAATGTCGCCAGCGGTAACTTCGGGGCCAAGCTGCGAAACGCCGGATGGATTGCGCGTCACGGAGGATCAGGTCAGGCCACAGGCACTTACACCGATAAGAACGCACAAGTGACCATCCAGAACTTCATCGGTAACATCAATGCCATCGCCGTAAAGGCCGACACGATGGCCTTGGCCTTGGGCAATCGCGTAAAGCAGATGGAGGCAGACCTCAATCAACACATCGCCCGCACTAAGCGGAAGATGGGGCTCTGATTACTTATCTCCGCGAACCCGGACGAACACCGGGTGGCGGAGGGAGCCGTTCGGGGTCTTCATCTGGAAGTCCACCTCGGCGGTCTGACTTATGAGCTGAGAGCGGTCGGCGAGCAGGGCGACGCGGGTGGCGTTGTCCATGCCCGTGCCGACATTGACTAGGCGGCGTCCGCAGCGCACGACGATGTGGCCTGCCATGCCAGCGCACTTGCCCGTGCCTTCGACCACGTCCACGATCTCGGCATCAGTCGTGTCGGCATCCTTGACCTTGAGCCAAGCCCTGGAGCGGAGGCCGTGGGAGTAGGGGGCGGTCGTGTCCTTGACCATGGCACCTTCAAAGCCCTCAGAGGTAAAGCGTAGGAAGGCTTCCTCTGGGGTGCAGGAGACGCTCGGGATGAGCAGGAGGGACGTAGGGTAGGACTGAGCGAACAAAGTCTCCAGAGAGGCACGGCGGGTGCTGTAATCGCCATCCACGGAGGGGAGGTCAAACAGCCAGATGCGGGCATCGTCGGCGGACTGCTCGGAACGGAGAGCACCGACCGATGTGAAGAACGACTTGCCGGACACGGCCTCGCCATCGAGCACCCAGACGCCTTCTTTGCCAGCCAGTAAGTCGAGCACCTCGTCGGCCAGATGGTCGAGGGAAGGCATCGGGTTGCCGTTGCGGGTCTCAAAACGGACGATGCGGCGGGACAGGTCAGCAGTGATCAGGACGCGGAGGCCGTCGACCTTGGGTTCGCAAACATATGACGCGGGCGTCTCGCCGGCATAAAGGCGGGCCAGCATTGGACCACGGCGAACCTTGGGTGTGCGGCGCTTAGGCTGACGCGGAACCGCATCCTCGAACATGGCGAAGAAGGCGGCAAGTGCTGGGTCCTGTTGGCAGAGCATCGGTGAACAAGCCAATTAAGCCCCCTCGTCCCCCGTCCGTCAAGCCCCTTTCCCTACCAAAGTGGGCAAAGGAAATGGGCACAAAGAGCATCCGCCACATCGTCGAGTCCACCCTGGCGACCTATCTCGTCGCGCAGACCGACCTGACCAGCATCGCCTTCCTGACCGGGGACAGCGCCGCGACCCAGACCCTCCCCAAGGCCATCGTGCTCTGC